CGCCAAGCCGCTCGCCAGTTAAGAACCCACGTTGTAACTCGTTCTGCCCTGCCGTGAACTCTTGACCGCCAAGCCGCTCGCCAGTCAGGAAGCCGCGCTGAAGTGCATTCTCGCCAGACGTAAACTCCTGCCCTGCAACCCGCTCCGCTGACGTGAACCCACGCCCACGCTCTGAATCATCGAGGTTCGCACGCAACCCCATGCTTTGCCCGAACAGCGCGGCGGCATTCGACTGGTCGGCCAGCGCGTCAGCGTTCTGCGCAGCCATGTTCTCGCTTGCCGTCCGCCCGTAGGTGGCCGCGTCTTGTTGCGCAATCGGCAACCCGGATGCAATTGCTGCACGCTCCGACAACCCGGCGCTGTAACTCGATGTGCCAAGTCCGCGTGATGCCGCATCCTCCGCGCCGCTCAATCGCGCATTCTGAATGTACTTGCTGTTGCCACTCAGCAAGTTGTTAAGCTGCGTTGTGGACAATTCGTTCGTCCCAACACTGCGCGTGGTGGCGCTCGTGTTGCCTTCAGCCAACCCCTTTCGGTAGTCCATCAGCGCAATGGGGCTTGACGAAGGGAGTGCCGCCATATTGGTCACCCCACTAGCATTCGCAGGCGCTGCCGGAACCGGACTCGCCTTCTTTTTGTCAGGAACCCGAAACGGCATCTTTTCCATTGTGCCGTATGGGTTGCTTGGCTGAACCGGAGCCGGACTTGCCTTCTTTTTGTCAGGAACCCGAAACGGCATCTTTTCCATTGTGCCGTATGGGTTGCTTGGCTGAACCGGAGCCGGACTTGCCTTCTTTTTGTCAGGCACACGATAAGGTATTTTTTCCATCGGCATAGTCAGTTCCTCGTGTTTCCTCGGCTGTCACCGCGATCATCAATGTAAGCGTCGATATACTGCAAACTGTGCGGCCCATCATCAACGCCGGTATGGGTGATCTTCAAGGTTACATCATACCCTTCTGTCGGGAAATCCACACTCCCACGGAAAGGCAATGGGCGAATAACCGCATCCCTTGATTTATCTCCAATCTTGAACGGCATACTCTTGCCTGGCGATGGATCAAGATAATTGATACCGCGCTCCATCGCCATGTCGGCAAACCGCCAACCAACGCCGGATACGAATAGCCTGTCCATTCTGAACTCTCGGGAGCTTGACGACGCCCTCCCCACGGAACTCGTCGTTGGCAGAACTTGCGGCTGTATTGGGTTTGTCTTTATCCACGCCGGAATACTCTCGCCGTCAAACCATGACCCTACATCAATCTCGAATACTCGGCCTTCCTTGATCCCGCCGAAGAAACTAACAAACAACCGCTCTCTACCAGCCGAATCCAGACCGGATGCAACACCCCTTATCGTCCACGGCGTGTCACTATCATCTTCTGTATCGGATGGCGAAAACATGCGTTGGAACGTGAACTCTGGCGGCTCGTTCATCGTCATCGTCAACACATACCCGTCCCAAAAGAATAGGCGGTATTGATTCTTCCCTCGAACGGCAAGCGACGTGACCGGGCGGATGAACGCCTGCTCAGAGTTTAACGTGGCTTGCAACCGCTCACGTAACCACGGCTCTACATTCCTGCTCAGATAATTGCGCTCAATACCACCAAAACTTTCAGGCGTGTCCGCAACGTACAAGCCGAAACCATCGGCCATCACAACGCGGCCCATGTCCGCCGCCGTGTACTCAATACCACCGCGCTTTGCCGATATTACCGACTTGAAGAATGTGTCTGGCGTCAGACCGCGCAGTGCAAAACTACTCTCCTGCCCGACAATAGCTAACGCATCGCCGGATAGCGCCAAAAGATTCGTAAGCCTATCGCCAATCTCAATTGCACCAGCACCGTTCACAGCCATCGTTTCAAGCGGATTGCTAGGCGCAGAGTGAATCACAGCACCGGCGAAGTACCCCAAGAATAGATACTCGCCATGCCTTGCAACATGCCTCGGCATATCATCCCTATCCGGCAATTGCGTCCTAACACGGATGAACCGCACTCCGTCAAACGCAAACGCCGGGCCTGCCCCACACACGCCGTAGATAGACTCGAATTGATCTTGGCCGTAGAAGTTGGTCTTGATCGTTACGTACCGCGCTCGGTTGTTGTCAAGCTCAGACTGCCCAGGCATCCATATAGGCGCATCGCGTGAGGCAACAGTAGCAATCAAACTGCCGCCGCCACCCGAGGCGTCACGTATCTGGTCGCCAACACCAACCAGCCGCAGCTTGTCGATGTTCCGGTCGCCAATAAGCGTCATGAACCCTTCGGCGTTGCTGTCCTGTGTCGCACCATTCAATATCTGAACGTGCGTCAGGTTGAACACCACGTCGCTTGTCCCATTCCATACGTACACCGGCTTGTCTTGCTCGATGTAATCAATGGAAATGCTGATTGAATCAATGCCGCCGCTGGTCGCTTCTGCCGGGTTATCACGCTTTGCAATTACGCGAACACCAAACCCTGCGGCCTTAACCGTCGCGTCGGTGATACTTTGCAGCCCCCATAGGTCATCGGCACCGCCATAGGTTGACGTGATGGCTGTTGTCGGCCACGTCCCGGCCATCGCCTTGTTGGACGATCCGCCAGTAACACCAGCCAGTACCACCGTCTCATCCGCAGCTTTCCCACTAACCGCACTGCGCCGCTTGATCTTGGCTGTTATGCCGAGAATCTTGGCTCCGCTCGGTATCGCTGAAAAGTCGAACCCGCTAACCACGAAATCATCGCCGCTGGCTCCGCTCAGCGCGGCCTCCGTTCCATCATCGGCATTCATCGCAGTCGTTGCGACTGTGTTGATCTTGCCGGAAGTCGGCAACGTGAACGCCGTGGTCTTTGGCACGACACCTTCCATGGAAAGGACTCTGGTGAAATTAGCCAGAGCATCCGTTCCGCCAGAAAAGCGCATTTCACGCCCCAAATCAACCCGCTCCCACCCGCTCGGTGAACTGCGGTAAAGTGCAGCATCTGTGATCTGAGGCAAGAACTCAATGGCCGAAAGGTCTGGCGATGACACCGGCGTGATTGACGCCCCTGATTCCGTGCCAAGCACCGTCCACTTGTAAGGCGGGATGCCTGCGGAAACCGAAAGACCATCGGAATACGGGATTGTCGTGTACCCGTCATCAAGCGATCCGGTAACCGGCAGCGAGGTCAAAACAGCAGCCGTGATCGGCGTTGCGCCAACTCCCGCGCCAGGCGTCGGTGATAGCGTCATCGTCCCCTGATTTTCGCCAGTCACCCGCACGTTCAATATCTGAAACGTCTGGCCGTTCCAAGTTACATACGCGCCTTCATTGGCGTCCGTGTAGTAGCCGCCCTCGAATGCCACGCGCTGAAGGTCACGGATCGCATATAGCCTATCCTTGAGCCAGAACATGCCGATAATGTCGCTACCAGCGCGCCCCGGAACCGTGCCTATGTTCGTGCGCTGTTCCGCCGCCAAAGCCTTCAGCGCTGTGTTAAGCGTCCCCTGATCGCCACGCGGCTCTGATACCACGTCGCGTGCAATCATCATTGTGCCAACCGCAGTGCGCACGTTGGTAAGAACTGACGGCAATGATGGCTCAACAGCCCAATCGCCAAACACGCAATATAGCGCGGTCTGCGACGATGACACCGATACACTCAGTACGTACCCAGACTGCCCGGCGGTGAATGATACTTGGTCGCCAGGCACAAATGACGCACCGTTGGTAACAAACTTCAACCGCCACAGCTTGAACCGGTGAACCGCTGGACGCCCGTCAAACGGTTCAACACCGGCGATCCGGGAGTACCCGTCTACCGTGCTCACCTCATAATTAAGGCAATCGGCAAGCGTCCCCATCTGCGCCTCGGCCTTTGCGGTCATCAGGTCAACGCCACCCTTTAGCTTGACCGGAATCACTTTGAATAGAACTCCTCTGCCGACGTGTACTCAGGCAATTGCTTAACGCCAAGACGGTTCATTTCGCGCCTAAGCTCAGTGCCAGACTTCACGTAGATGTCGTTGCTATTCTCACGCGTGGTGCAGTAATACTTGTTGATCGCCCACCACACGATTGCCATGTGGTGTTCTTTCGGCATGATCGGCTCGTCGGTATCCGTTACCAACACATGCGTTTCTCGGAAATAGTCAAACTCGACGTTGTGCGCCAGCTTTGGCGTTGGGTCGAACGACATGGTGTTGTCCGGGTTTATCGTCCACCGGTACGGACGCCCGTCTGATCGAACCCCACGATCAAACACGCCCATACGCCACTGCTCATATGGGATGAAATAGGCTGGCTGTTGATCCGTCTGCTCCGGGCCAGCAGCAACCAACACGTACCTAGACTGTTGCCCGGCCTCACTGCCAATCACATACGCCAAATCAGCAATCTGCGCTCGGGGGTCATAGTCTCGCACATCAGGCGTAAGCGTGATCTGCCCCTGCTTCCGCATGAACAGCCAATTCGGGTGATACGCCTGAATGTCGGCATAGGCCATGTTCACCCATTCGACAACCTCTCGGTTCCTCCCGAATTGATCGACGACCGTTTCCGGCTCAGCACCAGCAGGCCCGTCGCCAAACCGCAGCAACAGGCCAACCCGCTGCGCGATCTGGAGGAAGTTCACGCCGCCGCAGCCACTTCAACATCGTGGAACGAAAACAAGCGAAGTTTCACGGCCTCAAGCAACCGTTCAATAGGAAGATGAACAGGAACACCAGCAGGTGACCGTTCCGTGCCCTGCACATCGAGAATAGCGGCAACGCTTTGCAACTGCCGCAGTGTCAATTCATCCAACCACTTCGTACCCTTGTTCTGGTACCACTCGTGCAGCGAGCCGCACCGGTCAGCGGTTTCAGGGTCAACACCCAAGTACGTGAACGGAGCCTGCTCAAACTCCCACTCAACCATGACTT